CCCGTCGGGCTCATGACCGCCACGGCCGCCCACAGCACCTTCCGTCTTCCAATTGAGGCGCTCCGCCGCCCTTATGTCGATGTCGACGCCGCCCCCGGCGACACGATCACCGCGGCCCTCCTGGCGGGCGGCAAGACCTACTCGGCGGCCGTGAAGACGGGGAAGGACAACACGACCCCCGTCGAACTGACCCTGGTCGAGGGCGGCGCGGCCCCGCCCCCCGGTCCGCCCCCGACGCCCCAACCGGCACCCGGGCTGACCATCACGCCCGACCCCGGGGACCCCGACGTGCTCAACCTCGACCCCGCCCCCGGCAACGACAACATCGTCGTCGAGAACTGAGAACAGGAACCCACCATGGCGACGTACCCCGTGTACTCCAAGGCCGGTGTCGACCGGCGCTTCGCGCCCAAGGCGAGTGTCGACGCCCTCACCAATGCTCAGGTCGCCCAGGGGGCCGAGATCGGAGCCCTGAAGGAGCAGGTGCGGGCCCAGGCGGTCCTGTCGAACATGCTGCCCCGTCAGGGGGGCCCGGGTACCCCCGCCGCCCTCGTCGTCGGGTTCATCGGGGACTCGTGGTGCACCGCCGGGGCCGGGGGCCAGGGCGGTGCCCCGGAGGAGGCGACCATGGTGTCCGTCGCCGCCAAGAGGCTCGGTGTCGCGGCCGCCGTCAGCGGGCGGGGCTCCACGGGGTGGGCCCGGACCCCGACCCCGCAGGGCGACACCGGGTTCTTCAGCGCCCCCGCCCGTGTCGACGCCGTCCTCGACGCCCACCCGTCCCTGCTCGTCGTCGTCGGCTCCGTGAACGACAACTGGGCGATCGACCAGCCCCCCGTCCCCTCCGACCCCGCCTCCGGCCCTAAGGCCATCAGCCAGTCCGTCAAGGCCCTTGTCGACCGCGTGCGCAATCGGGCACCTGCGTGCCCGATCATCGTCGTGGGGCCCCAGCCGACGAGCGAGTACCGGACGTACGCGGGCTCCTCGCACAAGAACGCCGCCGCGGTCAAGGCGGGTGTCGAAGCCGCCGGGGGTCAGAACAACGGCGTCTGGTTCAGCGACTGGCTCGGTGTCGCGACGACCTCGGCGACGAGGTGGGACCCGGCCACGAGCCCCGCGCGGCACTGGTCGCGAAGCGAGGTCATCTGCTACGAGGGCGTCAACTACGAGGTAACTGCGACATCCTGGGTGCCCTCGTCGAACCCCGATGCTGCGGACCCGTACCTGGCGTCGTTCCTGCCCTCGGCGCCCGTGTCGAGGAGGACGGCCGTGCTGTCGGGGCGGGGGGCCGTCGGCAAGACTCCGGCCACGGGGACGAGGGCGCTGTGGCTGATGAGCGACGAGACGCACGTGAACGTGGGCGGTGCGCAGGCCTTCGGCGTCGAGCTGGCCGACAGGATCATCGAGGGCGTTCAGGCCTTGAGAGACTGGATCATCTCCAAGGGGCCCGTCGTCGTCCGCCCGGCGCCCGCCCCGGGCCCCCAGCCCGCCCGGCCCATGGGGGCGCTGGCCGACGTGCGCGACGCGCGCTGGGGCGTGAAGTGGGGGGCTCTGTCGGCCTCCGCCCTGAGAGGGGCTCTGTCGCAGCTCATAGAGGGGGAGACCCTGAGGGGTTCCGTCGCCCTGCCCGTGCGCATGAGCAAGGACGAGGGCGCGGATCGGTTCGTGACGTCCACGGTGTCGTCCATCACCCCGAAGGGCGGCGGTGCGGCGGTGCGCATCAACGCCTCCACCATCGCACAGCTCAAGGCCGTCGAGGACGTCAACGGCGTCGTGGCCACCCTGGGCGAGGCGCTCGACATCCTGGACGCCGCCCCGGCGCGAACCCCGATCGTCGTGGAGTGCATGGACACGACGAACGACATCATCGCGGACTACTGGGTGTACGACCACAAGATGATGGAGTTCCTGCTGGCCCGCTACGGGGCGCAGGCGGCCAAGCGGATCATCGTCGCCACCAACGGGACGCTGAACGCGGCCAGGATCAAGGCGAAGGAGGACGCGGCGCTGAAGGTGCTGCCCCGCCTGGCGTACAAGCCGTCCGGACCGTGGACCGCCGAGGACATCGGGAAGCTGAAGGCCGTGGACATGATCGCCTGCCGGTCGAACGACGCCTCCAAGCCGGAGGTGCTGGCCGCCATCAAGAACCATCCGGAGCGGCCGGGGCTGTGGTGGCAGGGCATGACGACGGCGGGGCATGTCGAGACCGCCAAGGCGGCGTCCAAGACGGCGGGGCTGGCGATCGAGGGCTGGCTCATGGAGGCGCTGGAGGCCTCCCCCGGGGCCCTGTCGACGGAGCTGCCCATCAGGCCCTGAGACCCCACCTCCGCCCCTCTTTCAAGCCGTTTTTACATAAGGACAGGAGACCACCACTACCATGACCGACGTCGCAACGATCTCGGCCGCCCAGGCGCAGTACTGGTGCCAGGCCGGGCCGGACAAGCCCGCCGGAGGGCCGTACTCGGTGGGGTACTCGCAGCCCGACCGGCTCGACGTCTATCGCGACAGCGACGAGCAGGGCTATCTGACCCGGGACACCAGCGCGGACTGCGGGACGATCGTCATGGGGGCGATCAACTACGGGCTGCACAAGGCGTATCCGGTCCTGGCGTGGGGACACCCGGTGCTGTTCGACCTGGATGACTACTGGACGGGGAACCTGCGCGGGGGCCTGGAGGCGAGGGGGTTCCGGGAGGTGCCCTGGGACGATGCCGACCTGTACCCCGGCGGCGGCTTCCGGGTGGGGGATGTCGTGCTCTCTGCGAAGAACGAGGGCGGTGTCGGGCACGTGTGCATGGTCGTGGCCACATCGCCGACCATCCTCGTCGCCGAGGCATGGATCTCGGAGACCGACGACATCCACGGGGCGCCCGGGGACCAGACCGGCGGGGAGGTCCGCATCGAGACCTACGCCACGCACTTGGACACGGCCCGAGGGGCGTGGACCAGCTGCCACCGGTTCGACCCCGCCCTGTTCGCCGCCCAGCACCCGGACTGCGTCGGGGCCCCATCCGCCTCGCCGAAGAAGACCCCTGCGCCCGCACCGACCCCCGCCCCCAAGGGCAAGCCCGGGCCTCTGCTCGGTGTCGACATCTCCAACTGGCAGGCGGGAATCGACCTGGCGGCCGTCAACCCCGACTTCACGATCGTCATGGCGACGCAGGGGGACTGGTTCGTCAACCGGTGCTTCGACGAGCAAGTGGACGCCGCTCTCGCCCTGGGTCGGCCCACGGGTGTTTACCACTACGTGGACGGCTCTGGCGTCGAGGCGGAGGTGAGCCACTTCCTCGGCGTCGTGGGAGACCGGATCAATCGGGTGTTCTGGGCCGTCGACTGGGAGGCCGGTCAGAACGGGGTCTGGGGCGACGAGGGGTACCTGCGGGCCATTGTCGACACCGTCAAGGCCCGCACCGGTCGCCGTGGCCTGCTCTACGCCTCATCGGATTCCTACCCGTACGCCGTGCAGGAGGCCACCGGCTCGATGCGGTGGGTCGCCCAGTACGCGAGCTCGGACCCCGTGGGATGGGACTACGCCCCCTGGTCCGACGGCACCTGGACGGCCGACATGCACCAGTACACGGGGACGGGTAGGGTGCCCGGTTACGGCGGGAACCTGGACCTGAACCTGCTGCGGGGCGGCCAGGACGACCTGTGGGCGCTCACGGCACGGGGCCGGGGCGCCGTCGACGACAACATCCATCTGCTGGAGGGAGACGAGGACGTGAGAGTCACTCATATTCTGTTCGCCTACGAGGGCACCATGTACCTGTACTGCGTGCTCACGCACACCTATTCGCCGATCCCGAACGAGAGGACCCTGGAGGACGTCAAGTTCATCCTCGCCAGGGCCGGGGCGAAGGTCGAGGACTGGCTGGAGTTCAACCGGGGCTCCTCCCTGGAGGTGGGCAACCTGCTCGCCTTCGGCCGCTACGTGCCCGTCGGCGGGCGCGACGAGAAGAAGTAGGATCATGCCGTCGTCGAACGGGCGACGGGGTCGACACGAGGAGGACCACGTGGGTTTCTACACGAAGAGGACATTCTGGCTGGGCGTTGCGGAGCGGGCGGTCAAGACGCTCGCTCAGGCGGCCCTGGGCGCGCTGGGCTCGACGGCGCTCATGAGTGAGGTGAACTGGGCGGTCGTGGGCTCCACGGCGGCCCTGGCGGCGCTGGTGAGCGTGCTCACCTCAATCGCCGACCCCAAGGCCACCGACGTCGCCACGGTGACGGCCAAGTAGGACGGGCGATGACGCCGGGGGTGCATAAACGCCCCCGGCGTCTGCATAAATATACGAACGGAGAAGAGCCATGACCGCGTACAGGGTCTACTCGCGGGACGGAGCCGACAGGAGGTTCGCCCCCCGGGCCGAGACCGACGCCATCCGCGGGCTCCTGCCCGCCCTCACCGGGACGGGCACCGTCATCACCCTGCGCACCGGCGAGCACGCCCCGGCCGGAACCCGCCCCGGAACCATGGTCCTGCGGGAACGGGCCGCCCTGGAGGGGGGCATCGTCGTGCGCGACAGCGCCGTCGGCCGGGCCCAGGCCGGTGCCGGAGACCCCCTCACCGCCACCGCCCAGCCCGGCGACGTCGCCGTGCTCATCATGGCCGCCCAGCTCCAGGCCGACGAGAACCCCTCGCCGATCCCCTCGGGCTGGACGGGGACGTGGCAGAACACGATCCCCGCCACCAACCGGTCCGGATATGTGGCCACGCGGAAGGTGACGGCCGCCACCGACACTCGCGGCGTGGAGTGGTGGGTCAAGACGAAGGCGTGGACCGCCAGGCAGAGGGCCGTGCTCGTCGTGCTGACGGGCGTCGACGCCGATCACGTGGGGGTGGGCCAGTGGGCCTCGGTCATGACGGGGGCCAACAAGCCCCAGCTGCTCGCCTCGATGGCCCACGGCACCAAGGACAACAAGATGGCGGCCTGGACCCTTGAGGGCGGGGCCGTGGTGGCCGACGGGTTGGCGGACGTGTCAACGACGGAGTCCTGGTCGGCGGTGCGCGTCGTACTGGGGGGACCCGGGGGTGCCGACGGCGCGGCGGCGAATCCTCCGGCGGCTTGGGTGCGGGTGGCCCTGACGGAAGCCGCGGCCGGGGGCGGAGAGGGGGCCCTCGACGGGACGACGGTGCCCCTGTGGTTCGGCGGGGAGAAGACTCGGGCGGGGGTGTCGATCATGCCCTACGGGGCCCGGTCCGCCTCTGCGCTGAAGGAGCGCAAGTCGGGGATCGTCGTCGGGCACCGGGGCATGAGCGGGGCCGGGGATGTCGTGGAGCACACGATGGCCGCGTACACCCGGGCGGTGGAGTGCGGTGTCGACGCCCTGGAGATCTCCTGCCACCGGACTTCGGACGGGGTGTGGTTCGCCTCGCACGACTCCACGCTGGAGCGCCTGGGGGGTCCCTCAACGCCGATCAAGAACATGACCTGGGCTCAGGTCCAGGCGGTCTTCGCCGGGCGCCCTGAGGCCCTTCCGGTGACCCTGAAGGACTACCTGGCGACCTACGGCGCAACGCACGTGACCATCTTCGACCCCAAGACGGAGATGGCCCGGTCGGACGAGTATCTGGCCCTGCTGAAGGACTACAAGGATCGTGTCGTCATCAAGGCGTTCGCCGACGCCGGATGGCTGTTCGCCAAGGTCAAGCAGGCCGGGTGGGCCACCTGGGGGTACGCCTACGCCCGCAACCGGGGCCAGACCTGGTACGTGGACTTCGTGCAGGCGACGAACCTGGATTTCCTGTCGATGGAGTGGAACGCCGCCGACGACGTGTGGACTCCGCTGGTGGCCACCGGGAAGCCGGTCATCGCCCACATCCCCGCCACGTCTGCCCAGGCCGCTGAGGGCGCCCGCAAGGGGGCGGCGGGGTGCATCACGTCCAGGGCGGACCTCGTGGCCGGGGCGAAGGTGTAGTACCCTGCTGGGGCGGGCTTCTCATCTCTCTTCCCCCGCACGCCCCCGGTGTCGACCGTCTACGGCACCGGGGGCACTCGTTTGCATAAAATAGGGAAGCACAGTATACTGAGACCGAGGCCCGGGACGGAACGGGCCCGGAAGAGAGGAAGACGGAACATGGGCAATCGAGCCGAGAGACGAGCCGAGATTCTCGCCAGGGCCAGGGAGCGCAGGTCGCAGATCGCCCACGGGGAGGTCTCGGAGAACGCCCTGCGCCGCAAGGACCAGGTCCGACGGGTCAAGACCCTTCTGCGCGAGTTCATCCTCGACCACGGCATCTCGGTCAGGGAGTCGGGCAGAGTCCTGGGGTACGAGTCCGTGGGGCGCCTGCCTCGACACCTCAGCCAGGGCATGATCGACCTGGAGGACCTGCTGGCGATGACCGAGTACTTCGAGGACCTCGACGTCAACGCCATCCTGCGCGACGTCCTTACCGGCGCCGACGAGCACCCCGACGAGGCGCAGGCCCGCCGGGAGGGGACGATCACCCCCGACGGCGAGAGGATCGCGATCGAGGTCCCCGCGCCCAGCGCGCCGTCCGCCCCTTCGCCCCAGGGGGTGGGGGGTGTCGAGGAGGTCGTGGTCATCCAGCCCGACGCCGTCGCCCCGCCGCAGGAGGAGGACGAGCCCTCGCTCGACACCGACGAGGGCCTACGGGCCTGGGCCAACCGGTTCGGCTTCAGCACCGGGGCTTGACATCGGCCTCTGAGAGCGGTAGGTTCGTCCTGCAAGGACGGCATCCCTTCGGACCCCCGGCACCAGCGGACGGTGCCGGGGGTTGTCCTATACTCGGACCATGGAATGGGACCCCAGCAAGATTCAGGCCGACACGCTGCTTCCGGACGACCCCCGGCTCCACATCGGCACCATCACGTCCGACAAGGTCAGTGCGGGAAGCCTGAGCCTGGGCGCAGCACTCACCGAGGGACAACTCGCGCTCCTTCGCCGCGCCACCATGAAGGGCTCCTCCTGATGCTCGCCGCCGTTGCGATCATAGCGCTGCTCACAGGACTCGCCCTCGGCCTCATCGCCGGGGTTCACTGGAAGGGGAAGGTGGACGATGAAAGGCTTAGTGGATTCCTCACCGAGCTCGAAGCCACGGCGGACCGGGTCGCAGTCCAGGCCCGCGAAGACGCCATCGAACGCGCGGGGCGCTATTAAGCGCGTCGTCGACGCACCGCCCCCCACCGAGGGCGTCGTGGCCCGCAGGAGCGTGACCGAGGAGCAGGTCGACGAGGCCAAGCGGAACCTCGTCGTCAACGCCCTCCTCAAGGGCGGCACCCGGGGGGATGTCGCCCACCAGGCGGGGCTGAGCGAGGCCCAGGTCTTCCGCATCGAGGAGGAGTACTACACGGGGCAGGCCATGCTCTCCGAGCACGCCCGCCTCATGAAGCAGCTGGCCCGGCTTGACCGGATTCTGGGCATGCTCGACGCCCGCGTGCAGTCCGCGCTCCTGGCCAACCCCGAGGGCGACCCCAAGTACTTCGACTCCATCCTCAAGGCCATCGACCAGGTCAGCGAGCTCATGGGCCTGAAGAAGACCCGGATCCAGACCGAGGTCCGGGTCATCGAGACCAAGCAGGTGGAAGTCATCGTCTCCTTCACCCGCTCCGTCGTCGAGGCCATGGAGGCACGGCTTCGGCCCATGCTCACGATCGCGGGGCGCGAGGAGCTGGAGGCCAAGCGCGAGGAGTGGCTCGCCCAGGCCACGCAGGCCAGTGCGGAGATCCTTGAGGCCACCGCGCCGATGGAGCTGTGAGCGGACATGACACCTGTTCTGGATTTCAAGGCCGTGGCCGCCTCGTTCGGCGAGGGGGCCCGGGCGGAGCGCCTGTCGAGGGACCCGGTGGCCTGGGTGGAGGAGCGCCTGGGCGAGTTCCTGTGGTCCAAGCAGCGGGAGATCGTCCGCTCTGTCGTGGAGAACAAGCGGACGATGGTGGCTTCTTGTCACTCCGCGGGCAAGGGGGCGAGCGCGGACACGCTCCTGCTCACGACAGAGGGTTGGAAGACCTACGGCACCGTCTGTGTCGGGGACCGGGTCTTCAACGAGGATGGGAAGCCCGTCGCTGTTACGGCCAAGAAGATCTGGCCGGGCAGGCCCCACTACCGTGTCGAGTTCGGCGATGGGGCCACGGGTGTGTTCGACGGAGCCCATGAGTGGGAGGCCATCCACCTTAATCGTCGTCCTCGTAAGGTCCAGGATTGGCGGGATTACTGGCACGCCGCAGAGCGCGTCGAGACTCGGTACATCGCAGCCCACCTGCGTACTGATGCGGGACAGCTCGCCTACCGGGTCCCCTTGGCGCGGGCACTGCGCACAATCGGCGCGGCACCGGATATTGACCCCTACCTGCTGGGCTACTGGCTCGGAGACGGAACCAGGGGAGTTGGGGCGATCACGTTCGACGACCGGGACGAGAGTCATCTCGCCGCCGAGTGCGAACGGGCGGGACACCCCCTCCTGCCGACGCGCATGCAGGACAGCGAGCATGGGCGAGCGGCAACCCCCCGGCTACTGAGGCTCAAGCTTCGGGATGTCGGGGTTCTGGAGGACAAGCACATACCCGAGTCGGTTCAGCGGGCGCCCCTGGAGTACCGGCTTGCCGTGGTGCAGGGCCTGCTCGACTCCGACGGCTTCGTGGCCAATAACGGGGTCTCAGTCGGGCTGGATCTGTGCAACGAGCGGCTGGCGGCCGGGATGCTGGAGCTTCTCCGCGGCTTGGGGACCAGCGTGCAGGGGCGTCCTGGCCCGGCCAAGCTCTACGGACGTCAGACCAGCACCCGGTGGCGCATGAACTTCTCCCCAGTCGGTTGGGAGCCGTTCCGGCTCGCCCGCAAGAGGGAGGCTTTCAAGGGCGCACGGACCAGCAGGCCGACGCAGCGAACGATCGAGAAGTGCGAGTATGTCGGTGTCGGGGACACCGTGTGCATCGAGGTCGAGGGCCCTTCGCACCTGTACCTCACAGGGAGGGATCTGGTGCCCACCCACAACTCTCACCTCGCCTCGCGAGTAATAAGTTGGTGGCTCGACACCAAGGACGTCTCACCCACCGAGACTCGCGTCATCACCACCGCCCCCTCCTGGAACCAGGTCGCCAACGTCATGTGGGCCTACGTCAAGGAAGTCCAGGACAAGCTCCACATGCCGGGCAACATCACCGCCAAGGCCACCTGGACCTTCCCCGGCTACAAGGCGCCCACCGCCTACGGACGCAAGCCCTCCGACTACGACGAATCCTCCTTCCAGGGCATCCACGCCACCAACGTCCTCGTCGTCGTCGACGAGGCCGGAGGCGTGCCCGAGTCGATCTTCACCTCCGTCGAAGCCATCACCACCAACGCCAACGCCCGCATCCTCGCCATCGCCAACCCTGACGACCCCGGCTCCTACATGGCCAAGGTCTGGCGGGAGGAGTCCAAGAAGGCCCCCGAGGACCGTCGCTGGAACCTCATCACCATCTCTGCCTTCGACACCCCCAACTTCACCGGCGAGGACGTTCCCGAGCGGGCCCGCACCAACCTGCTTCAGAAGGAGTGGGTCGAGGACGCCCGGGTTCGCTGGGGCGAGACCGACCCCCGCTGGCAGGCCAAGGTCCTCGCCCAGTTCCCCGACGTCGGCGAGGACGGCCTGTTCAATCTCGGACGAGTGCTCGTGTCGATGAACGGGTACGTGGACTTCGAGGAGCACGACGACCGGAAGGTGCTCGGCGTCGACGTCGGCCTGTCCATCACCGGCGACTACTCCGTCATCGCCCTCAACCGGGGCGGGCGCGTGTCGATCCTCGACAAGGTCAAGGGCTACGACGGAAACAGGCTCGCCAGGCTCATCGGGCAGCGGGTCAAGGAGCTGGGCGGTGTCGACGAGATCCGCATCGACGCCGTCGGCGTGGGCCGGGGCGTGCAGGCCGTCCTCGACAACCACCTGCCCGAAGGCACCCTCGTGCGCTGGATCGTCGGCAATGCTGCGTCGCCCAACAAACTCAAGTGGTACAACTTCCGCGCCGCCATGTACGACTCCGTCTCCGAGCTCATCAACGAGGGCGCCCTGGCCATCCCCCCGGAGGACACCTCCGACGAACGCACGCGGGGCCTGTACGACGAGTTCCGCACCATCAAGTACGAGTACCGCGGCACGGCCCTGCTGATCGAATCGAAAGATGCGCTCAAGAGGCGCGGCGAATCCTCGCCCGACACCATCGACGCCATCTGCTACGCCTCCATGCCCGCCGAGGTCATCGACGGCGGCGGCAAGGACCCGATCCTCGAACTCACCCTGGACACCACTGCAGGGCCTCGTGTCGACGAGAGCCTGATCATCGACGAGTGGGGCAACGAGGCCTGGTCCTTCGCCCCGGCGTGACGGGATAGTATTGCCGAGGAACAAAAAGAGGAAGAAGGAGGGGCCGTGGGCGTCATCCGGTGGCTGGAGCGGTTCGGAACCGACGGCCGTGTCGAAGCGGCCATGGAGTCCGCCGCCCGGGCGTTCTCCGACACCGCCGACGCCCTGACCCGGGCGTCCTTCATGAAGGAGGACGTCGGCTGGTACGACCCCTCCGGACGCGCATCCGACCTCGTGCCCCTGAGCGTCATCAAGGAGCACTCCATCCGCTCACGGCGCCTGGCCACCTACAACACCATCGTCAAGCGCGGTATCAACATCCGCAACGCCTACATGTGGACGGACGTGCCCGAACCCCGCAAAATCGCCAAGCGGGCCAAGGAGAGGCTCGACGCCGTACTGCTCGGCCGGGAGGCCCGGGTGCGCGACGAGGCCGCCTTCAACACCGACGGCATGGTCATCTACCGGGTGTCGCCCGGCGGGAACGTGGCCCCCGTGCCCATCACCCGCGTGCAGGGCATCGCCCGGGCCGAGGACGCCCTCGAAGAGGCCGACACCCACGCCCTGCTCATCACTCCGGTTCCCCTGGAGGACCCCTCACGGGCCACCCTCCCCGACCCCGAGTGGGTCATCCTCGACGGCAAGCCCCGCGTCGACGTCGTCGACCAGGGCGGCTACAGGACCAACAAGACCGACGTGCTCGTCACCGCCACCGTCAACCGCCTCGCCGGGGAGCAGTGGGGCAAGCCCGACCTCATGGGCGCCGTGTACTGGGCCCAGGCCTACAAGGAGTACCTGGAGGCCGGGCACGTCCTGGCCAAGGCGCTGGCCCGCGTCGCCTTCAAGGTCAAGTCCACCACCACCGCCCAGCAGCAGGCCGTCATCGACAAGATGTCCACCCTCCAGGGCACGGGGGCCACCGCCTCGCTCGGCGCCGACCAGGACCTCCTGGCCGTGTCGAAGGCCGGGGCCGGGATCGAGTTCTCCGCCGGAACGCCCCTGGCCGCCATGGTCGCCGCCGCCCTCGACGTGCCCCTGTCCGTGCTGCTCACCGACGGCTCCGCTGGTGGGCGCCAGGGCGCCGAGACCGCCCTGGAGGAACCCACGTTCAAGGCCCTGGAGCTTCGGCGCCAGGTGCACAAGGACCTCGTCAAGCGGGTTCTGCGGGCCGCCGGATTCAAGACCGAGGTGGACCTGGCGCCCCTGTCCAACGACCTCATCCAGCGCTGGGGCCAGGTCGTTACGCTCGGCCTCCAGAACGGCATCCTGCACCGCGTCGAGGCCCGCGAGCTGTTCCTGCGCCGCTTCGCCCCCGTCAACGCCAAGCCGGTGTCGAGCCTGCCCGACTGGGAGGACCTGTCCGCCCCGCAGCCGCAGCTCGGCTCGGGAGAGGAGGAGGACCAGGGCAGGGAGGACGGCAACACGGGGGTCGGGCCCCTGTCTGACGGGACGAACTCCTCGCGCGACGGCGAGGGCAAGACGACCAACGCCTGATGCACCGCGCTGTATATTAGTTCACCGGGAGGACAAACATGACGCGAACCTACTTCCGCCTCAACCAGGGCAGCGCCCTGCTGGAGGCCAAGAAGCCGGGCGAGAAGGACGACGGCGCCGGACGGTACCGCATCCGCATCATCGCGCCCGGACGCGGATCCACCGGCATGTACACCGCCCCCAACCTCGCCGAGTCCGCATCCCTGTTCACGCCTGGCACCCACATGTTCTTCGACCACCAGACTATGACCGAGGACTGGGAACGACCAGAGCGCTCAGTGCGCGACCTCGCCGGGGTCTTCGAATCCGGGGCCGAGATCATGCCCGACGGGTCACTGGAGGCCGACATCAAGGTCTACCCCTCCGTCAACGGGATCATCCGCGAACGGTGGGCCGACATCGGCGTGTCGATCAACGGCTGGTCCGTCGACGAAATAGGGCCCGACGGCGTCGTGCCGGTCCTCGCCGGAATCCAGTCCGTCGACTTCGTCACCAGGGCCGGGGCCAAGGGCGCCGTCCTGGAGGTCCTGGAATCCGACGGCCGCTGGCGCGTCAAGAACCCCCCTACTCCTTCCAACCCCACCAACCGAACCCAGGAGGAACAGGCCGTGAATCCGGAGGATATCTGCAAGGCGGTGTCGGAGGCTCTTACGGCCGCCATGCCCGCCGCCATCAAGGAGGCCGCGGCCCTGCTCGCTGCGGACCAGGAGAAGAAGGTCGCCGAGGCCAAGAAGGTCGAGGCGCCCGCCGTCGACCCCTATGAGGCCGCCGCCAAGGTCGCCGAGGCCGAGGACCTGCCCAAGGAGGCCCGGGCCCGCGTCATGGAGGCCGTCAAGCGCGGCGCCGGTGTCGACGACGCCATCGAGGCCGAGCGCGCCTACATCAAGGCCATCGCCCCCGCGCCCGTCGTCCGCGAGGACGGTGTGGCCAAGACCGGCGGCGACGACGTCCAGGTCACCTCCTGGGCCAAGTGAGCGAAGGAGGACGCGCACCATGATCGGAATCAACGAGTTCGGCGCCAGGAAGATCTCCGACATCCAGGTCTTCGAGTACACCGACACCCTCTCCCTGCCCGTCAGCAAGACCGACTACAGCCACAGCCACATCGGCGACGTCGTCAAGGTCGGCAGCATCGTCGGCCTCCTCGTCACCGAGATCGCCGCCACCCCCGAGGAGATCAAGAAGGCCGTCAAGGCCGTCGAGGACGCGGGCGGCACCTACATCCCCGCCACCAAGCCCACCGGCGGCTTCAACGCCCCTGGCTACGCTTCCGTGCGCATCAAGGGCGGCGTGTTCAAGATGAGCGTCAAGCACTCCGGCGCCGTCAAGGTCGGCTCCCCCGTCTACGCCGAGAAGCTCACCGACGGACGCCACGCCATCTCCACGACCAAGGGGGCCGACGGCTTCCTCGTCGGCTATCTGTACAACGCCCTGCCCGCGCAGGGGGCGGAGCACGTCGTGCCCGTCATCTTCGACCCGACCGCCCGCTGACGGCCGGAGCAGGGAGAAACACCATGATCCAGGGCCGCATCTGCGAGAACCGCAACGAGTTCGCCCACCATCTCGACCTCGCCCTCAAGGGCGTGCCCTCCTCGCAGGGCGTCGTCAAGGAGACCGTCATGATGACCCTCGGCCTGGCGCCCAGGGTCACCGAGGCCGTCACCTCCGACATGGTCGCAGGCTGGTTCACCTCCGTCGCCCAGGGCGCCTTCGAGAGCCAGTACGCCGAGCAGACCACCACCTGGGAGAAGTTCGCCTCCACCGAGGCGCTGCCCTCCTTCCGCCCCACGCAGCTCTACGAGCTCGACCACGACATCGACGCCACGCTCCTGCGCGACAACGGCGGCGAGGTCGTCGTCCCCCAGACGATGCCGCGCATCCCCGAGCTCACTCCCTACCCGACGTTCGGGTACCGGGCCTCCGGACGCTGGGTGGAGGTGCACAAGGAGGGTGTGCGCCTCCAGATGTCCTGGGAGGCGTTCATCAACGACAACTGGAACATCATCGCCCAGTTCCCCAAGGACGCCGCGTTCCTGGCCTCCCGCACCGTTGACGCCGCCGTCTACGGAGCCCTGTTCTCCCTGGACGCCGCCGCACCCGGTTTCAACACGAACATCATCGCCGACGCCAACGCCACGGTCCTCCAGGCCCGCACCGCCGACGGCGCCTACGTGCTGCGCGACGTGCCGAAGAACTCGCCGCTGACCTTCGAGGCCCTGTGCGCCGCCATCTGGCAGGTGCGCCACACCAAGGTCAACGGCCGGTACATCCAGGTGCCCAAGTTCGTTCTGCTCGTGCCCCCGACCCTCAAGCCGATGGCGGACATGGTCACCGCCATGACGTCCATCGAGCACAAGGAGAAGGACGCGGCCGGGTCGACGTCGAACAAGACGATCCTGTCGACCACGCCCACCGCTGGCGTGGAGGTCGTCGAGTCCGACATGGTCGGCCTGCTCGGCGGGCCCACCCAGGGCGACACCAACTGGATCCTGGCCCCGGCCGGTGGCCGCACCGCCTCGCGGCGCACCATTCTGCGCACCACGCTGATGGGCATGGAGGGCGTCGAGCTGCGGGCCGCCGCCAACCAGGGCACGTCGATCGGCGGCGGGGCCCTCAACGCCACCTCCGGCTCGTTCGACAACGACGACATCCAGTTCCGCGCCCGCATGGTCACCGGCGGCGCCGTCCTGCACACGGACGGCATCGTCGCTTCGACCGGGCAGGGCCACTGATAGACGCCCCGCCCCCGGGTTGCAGGCAGAGGCCCGGGGGCGGGGTTTTCCATAGGGGAAGAAGGAGGAAAAGATGCCTGTGGCGTTCAACACAAATGTGGGTAGGGTAAGGCTTCTTATCCCCGACATCGAAGAGCGCTCCGACCCCCGCGACCTGCGCCTGCCCCCCTCCTACCTGTTCACCGACGAGCAGATCCAGGCCTTCCTCGACATCAACAGCGGCAACGTCAAGCGCGCCGCCGCCGACGCCCTGCGGGTCATCGCCACCACGCAGTCCCTCCTGCTCAAGGTCCTGTCCACCGACGACAAGTCCACCGACGGGGCCAAGCTCGGCGCCGAACTGCGAGCCCAGTCCAAGCGCCTCATGGACGAGGCCGACTCCGATGACAAGCGCGACATCGGCTTCGACATCGCCGAATGGACCCCACAGCCCCGGGACTACGCATGGCACTGAGCTCACTCGCCTTCAAGGACCCCCACTTCGACTCCGCCGCCTACGACTTCCTGTCGCTGCTGTGCAACAGCCTCATCGCCATCTACCCTCCGGCCGTCGGCAACGGCGAGGGCGAGGAGGACACCTGGGTACCCGGCACCGGCGTCGTCAAGAAGAAGAAGGTCGACCCCATCTGGCGCGGCTGGGCCGCCATCACCCCCAACAAGGACTGGCGCGCCCGCAACAGGCGGCAGTCCTACGAGGACACCGCCACCCACGCTTACCGCGTCCAACTGTGGCACATCGACAAGAACCTCCTCGTCCCCGCCGAGCAGTGGGGGGACCGGACGAAGAGGATTCGACTTGACTTCAACCAGCGCCTGCGCGTCGAACGCCACGACACCGACCCCGCCCTAGAGGGCATGGCCATGGTCATCCGCAACCCCGTCACCGACTCCGACTGGTGGCAGCCCACCCTCCTGTGCGACGTGTCCGTCAACGACCTGCGGGGTGAGGGCTGGTGAGCAGCACCAACGAGGGCAACCTCGTCACCATCCGGCAGACCGGCGTCAAGGACATCCGCCGGGCCCTGCGCGGCCTGGAGGCCAGGGCCTTGACCAAGGCCCTGGCCGAGGTCCGCCGGGCCGTCGACCGGGCCGCCGCCCAGGGCGTCGAGACCATCCAGTACGTCATCGACACCTCCGGCGCCGGGATGCCCTACAAGCACGACAAGAGCACGGACGCCCGCGTGCACACCGGCGCCATGCGCGAATCCGTCGGGGTGCGCTGGGAGCGCGACGACGACAACGGCGTCACTGTGTTCATCGGCTTCATCAACACCCCCGACTACACAGTCTTCCAGGAGGAGGGCACGCACAAGCTCCGCGCCATGCAGGCCCTCGCCAAGGCCCGCGCTCTGGCCGAGGACGACCTCGACAGCATTGCACTCACCCACGGGGTCCTGAAGTGAACGTCTACGAAGTCGACCAGGCGCTCATGGCGCATCTGCGGGGGATCCCCGGCCTGGAGGTCGTCGAGGACGCCGTGCCCGGCGGAGCGGAGGGGCGGAGCGTCTACGCCGTTTTCTTCGGCGGCGACCTCACCCCCCGCGCCAAGGCCGTGTCGATGGCCTCGCCGAGGTACTCGGCCATGATGCACACCTTCGCCGTCCTCGTCGCCGCCCGCACCGCCTCCGTCCGCAACTCCGTGCGCGAGGAAGTGCGCAACAGGCTCGTGGGCTGGAGCGCCCCCGGTGTCGGACAAGTCCGCGAGACCGGCCAGCTCAACTCCTACGGCGACACCGACGCCACCATCCAACCGCTCAAATATGCTTGCTACATGACGTTCCAGACTATGATCAGCGAGGCCGTCTGATGCCCCGCTACAAGACCCCCGAGGGGATCGTCGTGGAACTGGACGAAGGCTACGCGCAGACGCTGCCCTCTCTGTTCGAGCCCGTACCACCCGACACCCCCCTGTCGCCGCGAGAGTGCTGCGGAGGGACCGGGTGGATCGTGAACGGCCGGGTGGTCCATCCCGGCGACCCTGTCAACTCCAAGGAGGAGAACAACCATGGCAGCTAGCGCCGGAACCAAGATGATGCCCGGCAACATCACCGTCTGGTGGGTGCCCATCGAGAAGGCCGCCTCCCCGACCGAGGTCCTCAAGGCCGCCACCCTGAAGGACCCCGCCGTCATCAACCTCTCGTGCGCCATCGTCACCGGCTTCACCCTCAACGCCACCGACTCCGAGACGGACTCCACGGCGTCGATCTGCGACACCGCGGGTGTGTCGACCCCGACCCGCGATGCCTACGAGGCCAACCTGACCTTCTTCCGCCAGGACCTCGCCGCCGCCGATGCCGCGAGCTCCGTCTTCACCAAGGCGTACGAGGCGTTCAAGAAGGGCGGCGCCAAGGCCAACAAGCGCGGCTGGCTGGTTAAGCGCGTCGGCTACCCGGTCGACACGGAGCCCGCCAAGGACCAGGAGGTCTCCATCTTCCTGGTCATGCCCGACAACCCGCAGGACGTGTCCTCGGACGCCACCACCCCCATCCAGTTCACCGTGCCCTTCCTGCCGCAGGGCACCATGATCCTCAACGAGAAGCTCACCGAGTGATCGTTTGATGGATACACTTGACCCGGGTTCACGAGGACCCGGGTTTTGTGTTGAGATGAGAAGGAGCCCGCTGCCATGGCTGACGACGACAAGAAGACGGCGACGACGGAGGAGAACGAGGGCTTCGACCTCGAAGCCGCCCTCGACGGTGTGCGCCAGGCCACCAAGACCGTCAAGATCTACCTCGACGCCACCGCCGCCGACGAGGCCTTCCGGCTCAACGGCGCCCTCCTGGAGGCCCGCGCCGACGCCAAGGACGGTGTCGAGCAGGTCATGTCGATCGCCGAGGAGGCCCCCACCGTCTGCCTGGAGCGCGAGCTCAAGGAGGCCGTCGCCGCCCTCGACGAGCACGCCATGACCTTCCACCTGCGGGCGCTGGCGTCCAAGGAGATGGACGTCATCCGCAACGTCGTCGTCAACAAGGTCAAGGCCCCCCGGAACCAGAACGAGGAGGCCGCCAACGAGTTCCGCCGGGAGCGGCAGGGCGTCCTCAACGAGTACTTCTTGTCGCATTCCGTCACCGCCGTTGAGTACCGCGGCAAGAAGCGCAAGGGGCTCAGCCTCGACGACGCCCGCAGGCTGCACGAGACCCTGCCCGCCACCGAGTGGGACCGCCTCACAGAGACCTTCCTGGAGGCTCAGGCCGCCCTCGACGCCATGCGGCAGGTGATGGCCGACCCCACGTTTCGTTGGGCCGTGTCTGACGACGCCGAGTAACCAGCGCTTCCTGCTGGCGATCTCCACCGCCGTCGACAACCACCTGCCCCCCACTCTGTATCTCGGCGGCTGGGGCGCGTACGGGCGCACCGTGCCCCGGTGGGACGACATAGCCGGTGGCTTCGTGCCCGAGTACCTGCCCCAGGACTACCGCACTCCGCTCGACATCGCCCTGGAGCTCGGCTACGCCTTCTACAAGCAGTCGGTCTGCTCCAGGTGCGGGGTGCCCGCCTGGTACGGCCGCTCCACGGACGGGCGCATCGACTTCGAAACCGAGGACATGGTCTGCTACGCCTGCCAGCACCTGGAGCAGGAGGAGAACCAGGAGGGGAAGAAGAGCGGCCGCAAACCCGGCGTCACCAAGGTCGTGCGCCCCGTGGGGCTGAAGTACGAGGCGATCGGACGCCAGGACCCCCTGCCCCCGCCGTGGGAGGCGATGCGGTCGCTATAGAATGTTTCACGGGCGGACGAACTGATCGGAGGAGCAACCATGGCTGGTGTCGACGACCTCGGCTTCAAGATCAACGTCGACGCCTCCGGCGCCACCAAGGGCGCCAACGAGTTCACGGCCGCCGCCGGGCGCATCGCCGAAGCCACCCGCGCCATGGCCAGGGCCACCCAGGGCGCCAAGGCCGCCGTCCTCCAGAACGCCGTCTCCGGGCGCGGAGGTGCGGAGTACCGCACCATGATGAAGCAGATCGAGGCCTACAAGGGCCTCATCAAGGTCACCCGCGAACTCACCGCCGTTCGCAAGGAGCTCGACGGTGTCGACTTCTCCAAGACTGCCAAGAACATCTCCGAGGCCGTCAAGGCCATGGCCAAGGCCACCAGGACCACCGACTACCTGGGCAGCCCTCAGCTCGACAAGGTCAAGTCGCAGATCGACGTGTACGCGCGTCTGGCCAACGTGACTCGCGATTTCGCCCGCGCCAATAGGGAGCTCCAGTCCTCCCTGGCCAAGACAAACCAGGCGGTGGCCGCCGCCAAGGCGCCCCAGGGGACCGCCACCACGGACCGCGAGCGCCAGGCCGCCATCGACAGGTACCAGTACAGGGCACGTGTCGCCAAGTTCGACCAGCTCTCCCCCTCCGCCACCGGGTCGGACGTCACCCGGGCCGTGCGCGAGGAGAGCGAGGCCTACAAGGAGCTCGTCGACGCCATCGGCAAGGCGGCCGCCGCCGAGGAGAAGCGGGCCATCAGCGCCGGAATCAGCCGGGACATCGCCGACATCAAGAAGCGCGAGGCCGACGAGACCAGGCGCCTGGCCGAAGCCGAACGGGACGCCGCCGAGATCTCCGGACGATCGCAGGCCTTCCGGGCCACCCAGATCGCCGACATCAACTCCGCCATCGACGCCAACAACCGCTACATCGGGGCCCTCGAATCCACCCGCTTCGCCGCCCAGGACCTTCGCAATTACCTGTCGCTGCTCGCCGCCGGGTTCACCTCCCTGTCCGTCGCCTCCGTGGCCGCCGCCGCCTCGCAGGAGCGCGCGTTCGCCGACGTCGCTCGCACCACCCAGCTGTCTGCCCAGTCCGCCGAGATGCGGACCCTGTCGAACACCTACCGGGACCTGTCCACGCAGATCTCCACCACCTACGAGGATCTGTCGCAGATCGGCTCACTCGGCGCCCAGATGGGCATCAGCGCCGACAAGCTCGGCGACTTCACCCACGCCGTCGCCGGATTCACCACCATCACCGGCACCAACATCGACAGCGCCACCGAGGCCTTCGGACGATTCTTCGAAATGGTGGACAACGCCGGTGTCGAAGCCGACCACAGTGGCCAGAGGTACATGAACTTCGCCTCGCAGGTCGCCGAGCTCGGAGCCAAGTCCGTGGCCACCGAGTCCGAGATCCTCACCATGGCCAACTCGATCGCCGCCTCCGCCGCAAGCGCGGGGATCGGCCAGGACGCCATCCTCGCCTACGCCACCGCCCTGTCCAGCCTCGGCATCAAGCAGGAGTGGGCGCGCGGCTCCCTCCAGCGCATCTTCGGGTCCGTCAACGACGCCGTCGCCGAAGCCGGGGAGGGTCTCGACAAGTTCGCCACGGTGCTCGGCATGACCACGGCGGAGGCGGAGAACCTGTGGCGCACCGACCCCTCCACGTTCTTCAACAACCTGCTCACATCCCTCAACAACGTCACCGACTCCGTCGAGCGCTGGACGATCATCAAGAACCTGGGTTTCAAGAACACCCGCGACATCCAGCTGCTCCAGCGCCTCAGCCTCAACATCGACCTCGTCAACGAGTCGTTCCGCAACTCCGCCGACGCCGCACGCAACACCGAGTTCCTCGACAAGAGCCTGGAGACCCTCAACGCCACCCTCACCGAAACCATCCAGCGCTGGAAGAACTCCCTGGCCAACCTGGGCGCCTCGCTCGGCGGCCCCTTCCTCGGCGTAGTCAAGAAGATCCTCGACGGCCTCATCGTCATCCAGGACGCCCTGTCGCACATAGGCGACAACGCCTTCGGGCGCGTCTTCCTGGCCGCCTCCTCCGGCCTGGTCATCTTCGGATCCCTCGTCGCCATCTCCAAGGTCCTCCAGGCCCTCGTCCTCAACGTCGCCGCCTCCTACGTGTCGATGAAGACGAACATGGTGCAGGCGGGCCTGTCGGGGCAGATGACCTGGTCGAACATCTACAAGCTCATCAAGCAGGCCAACGCGGCCCTGTACGAGAATATCGGCCTGATGAAGACGCGCACCGCCCTGGAGCGCTCCGACCGGGCCGCCACCTCGCTCGGGGGTCTGGCCGCCGCGGGTTCGGCGGCGAAGAAGAACGCCGACGCCATCAAGGCGGTGGGCGAGGCCGTCGGGGAGGCGGGGAAGGATCTCGTGAGCGTCGGGGCGGCCGCCGCCTCCAGCGCCGCGCAGACCGGCCTGCTCGCCAAGGCCATGGGCGGGCTCAAGGGCGTCATGAGCGGGATCGCCTCCATCGGCCCCATGGGGTGGATCGGCATCGCCGCCACCGTCATCCCCATCGCCATCCAGCTCTACGACGAGTGGGCCAACTCCGCCAAGCGCGCCGCCGAAGCCGCCCAGCAGGCCCGTGTCGAGAATCTCCAGGCCCTGGGCGGGGGCGAGGCCCTCACCAAGGCGATCCTCCAGGACGCCAAGGAGGCAGCTGACGGAACTCAACAGACTTTCGGGACACTGGAGCTGGCCGTCCAGGGCTCTGCCGCCTCCACCAAGGACAGCGCCGACACCCTCTACTACTGGATCGACGCCTCCGGGCAGCTCGTCCAGGCCACCAAGGAGCAGGCCGGCGCCCTGGGCTACTCCACCCTGGCGATAGGCGACCACACCGCTGCGCTCATCAAGGACGCCATCGCATCCTCCGACGCCTTCAAGGCCCTGTCGGCCAACGACTTCAAGACACTCACCGACCAGGGGTTCGACTGGAAGGAGTGGTCGCGCCAGTACGCCACCGGCGGGCAGGACGCCGCGAACTCCTACATCCAGGGGTTCATCGACACCCTCAAGGCACGGGCCAACGACATCCACACTGCCCATTACCTGGACGCCTCCGGCGGGTACGGCCCTGTGCGCAACTTCCAGTGGGACTACAAGGCCAACGAGGATGCGTACAACCAGATCATGAACCAGGTGCAGGCCCTGGAGAGCCTGCGCACGAAGCTCGGCGACGTGTCCGGCGCCGCCTCCGACGCCGTGTCGTCCCAGTCCGCCCTCGGCCAGATCGTCCAGGGGCTCACCGGCGACACTCAGGACGCCGCCGACGCCACGGGGAGCCTCGCCGACGCCACCGCCGACGCCTCCGAGGAGGCCAAGACCGCGGGGCAGGCGTGGGACGAGTACCTCCAGTCCCTCGACGCCATCGTCGACGCCGCCTTCCAGTTCACCAACGCCGAGGCGAACATGTACTCCGCCCTCGACGACCTCAATCAGAGCCTGTACGACAACGGGAACTCCTTCGAGACGTTCACCGAGGCGGGCCGCGCCAACCTGGAGGCCCTCCAGAACTACCTGAAGGCCACTGCCCAGTACGCCGGTCGCATGGCCGAGGAGATGGGCATGAGCGGCGTCGAGGCGCAGGAGTACATCGCCTCCTACGTGCAGGCCGCCATCGACGACCTCAAGGCCCAGGGCATCGACACCACGTGGATCGAGGCCCAGATGTCGAACGTCGTCTCCTCCCTCGACCAGACCATCTCCGGCCCCACCGTCGACATGACCGCCCTGAACGCCGGGCTCCAGGACGCGGTCACCAACGCCAACAACGCCGCCGCCCTCATCCAGCAGATACTCGCAGGCGTCGGCATCCGCACCTCCTCGCGGCCCGGGGGTGGGCTGAACACCGGTGGGCGTCGGCTCACCAAGGGCCTCGGGTCGAAGGGCGGCCTGACCACCAAGCAGATCACCGCGGGGCCCGCCATCGGGATGATGGGGTTCACCGGGCGCTCCGGCGGCGGCTCGATCCGCGGCCTGGCGGGCACCATGTTCCAGGGGAACAAGCAGCGCTACCAGTTCACCCCCAAGGAGACGTCCTCGCGCGGGGGCGGTGGCGGCGGAGGCGGCGGCCGCAGCCCCAGGAGCGGCGGTGGCGGAGGGGACCGCGACCGCACGCCCCGGTCCTCCTCGTCGCGGGGCCGCAAGGAGAAGACGCCGGAGGAGATCTTCGAGGACTTCCTGTCGCGCCTCGACAAGGCGATGAACAACGCCCTGAACCGGTTCTGGCAGAACCAGGACGCCCAGGACAAGTACCACGCGCAGCTCAACACGATGCGCAAGACCATCGAGGACGCCAAGAAGTCCATCGAGGACCTTACCAACGACATCTGGGACCTCAACAACACCCTGTCGGAGAAGCAGAACGACCTGGCGAACCAGAAGTACTTCCAGTCCATCGCCCGCAAGTACGGCGACACGTCCCGCGTGCGCGACATCCAGGTCGACATCGACAAGACCACGAAGGACATCTCCGACACCCAGAAGTCGATCACGGAGAAGACCAAGGAGATCGCCAAGACCCGGGAGGGCATGTACGCCCTCCAGGGGTACACGGAGGCCGCCATCAACAACCGGGCCGCCCTCAAGGCCCTCCAGGCCGCCATGATCGAGATGATCAACGCCTACGCCGCCTCCGGGGCGTCCACCGAACAGCTCACCGCCTACGCCGCCCAGCTGAAGCAGGAGTTCATCGCCCAGGCCACGCAGATGGGATTCAACCAGGGCGAGGTGACCACCCTGTCCGGGGCCTTCGACAACCTCACCCGGACGATCCAGGCCGTGCCCCGCGTCGTCGACGTCGACGTGTCCGACAACGGCACCTCCGATCGCACCGGCGCCGGGATCAGCCGCATGGCCTCCAACGGGGGTGCGGGCTACTCGGCCCCGGTCACCGCCCAGGCGGACACCGAGCGCGCCGGTAAGGAGCTCAGTCGTCTGACCAAGGACCGTTACGTGAACGTCTACGTTCAGGCCGTGCGCACCGGAGCGGCTCTGGGGGCCCTGGGGGCGATGGGCGGTTTCCGCTACGCTCACGGCGGTCGCGTGCCCGGCCGGGCCGGAGGCGGCGGCATGCTCGGCGGTCGCAGGCGCTCCGGCAACTGGGATGCCGACGACATGCTCGGCATCACGTCGGCCGGTGGCGTCATCGGCGTTCAGTCCGGCGAGTACGTCATGCCCCGCACCAGTGTCGACAAGTACGGGCCCGGCATGATGGAGGCCATCCGCGCCGGACAGTACCGCCCCGAGGTCAAGGTCAACCAGGCTCCCTCACTATCGGGGCCGATCACCATCAACCCCAACCAGATCCACCAGCTCGCCCGCGCCGTGTCGACCGTCCTCAACCTCGACGGTCGGGAGGTCGGCGCCGCCGTCAACAACGTCAACGCCCGCAGCGGGCGGAGGGGGACCTACTGATGTTTTCGCACCACGGCGTCGCCGCCCTGTGGACGGGAAGGCGCTTCGCCTGGATCCCCGCCCCCGACGCCCCCGCCTCGCACACGCTCGTGTCGTGGGGGTCGGCCGACCAGCTCGTCGGAGGCGGGACCGCCGTCACCGCGTCCAGGTACGCGGCCCGCACCATCGAGCTGTCGTGGTCCAACCTGACCCGCTCCGAGCTGCTGCTCATCCAGGACATGCTCGCCTGGGCGGGGGAGGATGAGGTCCTCTACAGGGACGACATGAACTCCGGCGGCAACATCCTCTCGCCCCTCCTGGGGCGCCCCCACCTGCACGCCGACTCGCTCACCCCGCTCGCCTACGACGACAACGGAGTCGCTCTCGCCCGTGTCGCCGACGTCGGCAACGGCCCCCTCAAGACCCTGGAGTTCACCGGCACCCCCGCCACCGACGGCAAGCCGCACGTGTACCGCGAGCACGTGCTCATCCCCCCGGGCGCCGACATGCACATCGTCGCCTCCGGCGCCCTCACCGCGGCCGGTGTCGTCCAGGTCACCGGCGGCGTCAACGTCTCGCCCGCCGCCATCACCCGCATCCCCGGGCTCGACGACGCCCCCAAGATCGTCGAGGTCGCCGTCACTGCGCCACCCTCCCCCGACCAGGTCCTCACCTGGGTGCGAGCCGCCTTCTCCGCCCGCGGGGCCGCCGCCCCGGACATCTGGCCCTACGCCACCCCGGAGGGATTCGGCTCCATGCGCGTCGAGCCCGGGTCCCTGGCCGTCACCGGCGTCAACCCCGCCTACGGGCTGTTCTCCGCCACCGTCACCCTGCGGGAGGTCTGGCCGTGGCCGTGAGATTCTTCGGGGCTCCCACCGGGGTCACCGGCTGGTCCTACGATGAGGACGCCGTGTCGCTGGACCGCAGCGAAGCGCCGTCCGGCACCGCCACCGTCAACGTCACCGGCGCCGGGGCCATGAGGCCCGCCGACCTGACGCCGCTGCTCGGCAGGACCCTGATCGTCCGGTCCACCGACCACGGCCGGTCCGACATGATGATCACCGACATCAGTATCGACGACGACTCCTGGTCCCTGACCGGGGGCTCCGGCCTGTCGGCTCTCAATCAGGTCGGCACTCTCAACCCCGAGGTCCGCGTCGATCTGACCACCGTCATCAAGCGCTGCTACCTGGCCGTCCGGATCTCCGCGACACCGCCCATCGACGTCGACGCCCGTCTGAAGGACGCCCGCTACAACCTGCCCGGCGGACGCGACAACGTGTGGTCCATGCTGCGCCTGTTCCTGTCCGCCAACGCCCTCGACCTGTCCTGGGCCGACAACCGCATCCGCATCACCCCGCGCCCCGCCAGCGTCATCCGCCTCATCGACCGCACCATGTCGTCCACCGTCGGCCTGGAGGACGGGCAGCGGGCCAAGGAGGTCCGCGTCAACGTCTACCACCGCACCCCGCTGAGCGGACGCTCCTGCGTCTACCCCGTGCCGCCCTCCCGCTACCCCGGGGCGGACGCCACCTACGGAGACGAGGGGGACACCGTACTGTCCGTCGGCTCCGGGGAGCGCACCGTCACCACCCTGCGCCTGGGCGCAGAGATCTCCTCCATCAGCCAGCCCCGCCCGACGACCGGCATCCCCTTCAAGAACGGGTCCCCGGACACCACGGCGATGGGTTCTGGCCTCTACGTCGTCGTCGGCAAGGACAACAAGCCGATCATGCCCGCTCAGTGGAACGACATGGGCGGCGGGCTCACCGTGAAGCTTAACGACGACCGCCGCTCGGTCACAGTTGTGCTGTCCGGCATGGTCTACGAGCACCTGGCCCCCTACCGGATCTGCGAGTCGGACGGCAAGGTGGACCACCCCGCTCTGTACCTCTTCGGCCAGGGCGGGGCCCGCGTCGACATCGAGACCCTCAGCCTGGCCACCGGGGCCAAGGGGACCGACGACGTCGTCACGATCGACAACCCCGCCATCGACACCCCCGGCAAGGGCTGGGCTGCGGCGCAGGCCGCGGCCGACACCCGGGTCGGGTCCACGCTGACGCTGCAATGGAAGGGCGCCCCGCCCCCCGGCGGCCAGACCCTCGGGGCGCTCGTCGGCGCCCGGTTCCACTACAAGGACCACTGGTGGCGGGTGTCGTCCACGTCCACAGACGACTCGGGGGTGTCGCTCCAGGCCACCAGCCACCCCCTGCTGGCCGACTACAATCGCAAGTACCCGCGGGTGTCGGATCTGCCATTGGCGGGGCGCACGTTGCGGGACCTGTCGACGGAAGGAGCTCTGTGATGGCCTACTCGGCCTCCATCTTCCCCGCCTCCAACCTGTCGCCCCAGGCGCAGGAGTGGAGGGCCGCCGTCGAGAGGCGGGTCAGCCTCCTGGAGGAGCGCGGCACGTCCTCCGCCGCCGAGACCAGGCGCGTCATGGGGCGCTTCGGAGCGGCCATCGGATCCATCGACGGCATGGAGAACCGCATGGAGGACCTGGCCGCCCTGTCGCAGGCGGCCAACGCCATGGCCGACGACGCCGTCTCCTGGCACGAGGCCCCGCCCGTGTCCCCCGGGCCGGGCGTCGAAAACCCTGACGTGCCCGTCAACCAGAATGCCACCTGGTACGTGTGCGAACTGTCCCCCGGCGGCGGTGTCGACAAGGACCGCGTCAAGGAGGTGTGGCGCTGGTCCCCTCCGGGTGTCGACGACGACGCCGACGGCAAGTGGGTGCAGCAGCGCTGGGGCACGGACACCCTGGGGGAGGGGGCCGTCGACTACAAGCACCTGGCCGCCGCCGCCAAGGGGGACCTGGAGGCCGCCAAGGCCCTGAAGGGGCGCGTCGACACCTTGGCCGCCTCGTACGAGCAGACCAAGGCGGACCTGGAGCAGGCCAAGACGGATCTGAAGAAGTTCTCCGCCAACGCGAAGGACGTCATCATTTCCGACACGGAGCCCACCGGCGCCGATCGTAAGCCCGGAAACCTGTGGGTGTCGACCGCCGGGGGCACGACGAAGCTCTTCGTCTTCGACGGCGACCAGAACGCATGGGTGGCCGTCAAGGGCGATGATGCGGCCGCCGCCGCGCAGGCCGCCGCCGAGGCGCAGAAGAAGGCGAAGGAGGCCTTGGACAAGGCGCAGGCCGTGGAGGACATGGCCACGGCCGCCAAGCTCGCCGCCGAGCGCGCCCAGAAGAGCGCCGACGGGAAGAACACGATCTTCTACCAGGCCAACAAGCCGTCGCTCAACGGTCGCAACGACGGGGACCTGTGGTACGACACGGACGACAACTACCGGATGTACCGCTTCCGGGCCGGTGTCGAGGACTTCATCGAGGCGGGGGTGTCCGCCGCGGATCTCACCGGCTCCATGTCGAACAGCATGGTTGAAGGCGTGTGGAAGCAGGCGCAGTCCTCCGGAGCCGTGGCCAGGAACCCGGTCGAGGGGTCGATGATCGCCAATGGGGCCATCAAGACCGCGCACGTGCAGGGTCTTGACGCCGGGGTGATCACCTCGGGCTACATCGGCTCGGATCGTATCGCCGCCCGATCCATCACGGCCGCCCAGATGGCGGCGGGGACCATCACCGCGGACTCCGGGGTCATCGGCTCGCTCAACGCCAACGACATCAAGTTCGGTACCCTGTCCGGAGACCGCGTCGACGCCAACACACTGCGCGGCAAGCTCATCGAGGGCGGTACCATTCGAGGCGGCCTGATCGCCGGAGCCAACATCCTCGGGGCCAACATCGCCACTACGACGAACGGGACCGGCGATCGCGTAGAACTCACCGCCAACGACGGTGTGCGGGTGTGGAGGGGGAACACGGTGTACGCCCAGCTGCACCCCTCCCTGACGAATGGCCTGGCCCTGTACAACCCGAACAAGAGAACCATTCTGGAGGGGCCAACCGCCAAGCTCACCGACGTATCGTCGATCATCTTCGGGGCGCAGTACAAGGTTCTGCGGTTCAGCCCCAAGGTGAACTCCGCCTCTGACGGGACGGCCGCCTGGGCCTGGGAGATACCTTCTCCTCCGTCCGGGCGCGCTGTGATCATCGCTCAGTTCCAATACGAGACCGGCGCTCAGCGCCCTGTGTGGCGGGAACTCTCGATTCGGCGCAACAGAAACTCCGGGGTCTGGGCCACCTCCGGCTTCCTGTACAACACGGACGGATGGGCGTCTGATAGTCCGGTTTTCATTGGTATGGCTACCGACCTGCCCACTTCGGGCAATGTCGACATCTGGACGAAGATGGCCTTCAAGGGTGCGAACAACGGCGCCTTCACCCGCTGGGAGACGGCTTTCACCTCCATCCTGATCCTGCCCGCTTGAAATGAGAGGAATGAAAAACCTCATGACCGGAACCGACCGCAACGGAATCTACACATACTCCGCGGACGACACCGCCGCGGACTGGCCCACCCTGCTCAACCTCGGCGTCTCCTCGGTGTCGGGGGTCATCACCAAGCTGCGCCAGTCATCCGTCTACAAGGCCAACAACGCCGCCGCCGCCAACGCCCTGCGCGACACCCTCATCGCCGCCGGGATCACCCCCACCGCCACCGACCCCATCCTCGTCTACCTCACCTCCAACGGGCAGATCATCGCCTGGGACGGCGCCAACTGGAAGGCCGACGGATCCAACATCACCTCCTGGCTCGTCGCCGGATCCGAGGTCGCCACCCCCGCCACCCCCATCACCAACGCCATCCTCGCCGGACGGCGCGGAGAGGCCAGCCGATTCCGCGAAGAGGTCGGCACGGCCATCATCAGGGTGCCCGCGCCCATCGACAATAAGTACACCGGGCACATGCCCCTGGCCCGCAAGTACGTCGGCATCGCCACCACGCTCATCACCAACGGCGACGGCGCCGCGTTCGGCGGGCTCATCTGCTCCGCAGGATTCGGCTGGGACAAGGTCAAGAACAACGAGGGCCAGATCGTCCGCGTGCCCTACGTCGCCAAGGGCGCCAAGCCCGGCAACCTCATCCGCCTCAACTACTCCATCAAGGGCTGGGAGGCGTGAGCCTCATGTACATACCGCACCCGCCCTGGGCCAACACCCTCGACCGGGGGCTGCGCGCCGTCGGCTACCTGGCCCTGTCGCTGTTCTCGATCCGCGAGGCCGGGCTCATGCCCTACACGCCCGACGCCGCCATCTGGTACAACCTGGCCGTCCACATCGCCCTGTCGATCATGGCCGGAGGCTGCGCGCTCGCCTGTCTGACCGGACGCTCACAGGCGGAGATGGTCATCCTGCCCCTTGTCCTGGGGTGCGCGTCAGCCTCCTGGATACTCGTCATCTCCGCTCATGGTTTCGGGGCCCGGTCCGCCCTGCTGCTGTCCGTCGTGTTCCTCCTGTCCGCTAGGATGAACTGGCTGCGGTGGTTGCGACACCGCGCCATAATCCTCACCGCGCTACGCGATCGCGACGGCAACGGCACAGACAGGGGGTGATCGCTTGACGCCCCTGCTCACCACGGTGGGGTCCGTCATCGCCCTCATCACCTCCGCCCTGGCCGCCTGGGGCTCCTGGGTCAAGGTCAACGCCGACCGCAAGCGGGGTGTCGGGGAGGCGGAGATGGCCCGCTCGCGCTTCGGTCTGGAGGCCCTTCAGGCGGCCCTCAACACGAAGGACACGATCATCGCCCAGTACCAGGAGGAGAACAACCGCCTGCGCATCGAGGTCCACGACTTGAAGGTCGAGGTCGGACGGCTGCAAAGACGTCGTAAGGGCAACTGAACACAAAAAGGCCCGCCCCCTCCCTTCGGGGAGGGGGCGGGCCTCTTGTCGGCTACCTCGACATGCGCTCCAGCAGACCCTTCAGACGAAGCGTCATGGCGCAGTAGTGGTAGAGGTGGCGTGCGGCGTCGCGCACGTCGTCGGCATCCGGCTGGTCAACCGACTTTCCCGTCGGCCAGAAGCCGAGCGTCTTCAGCGTGGCGTCGCGGACCAGGGTCTTGGCCTGCGTCGGCGTCTGGTAGACGATCGGGCGCTTGTCGTAGATGTAGTCCATGATCGCGTTGACCTTCACCGGGGTGAGGTCTGCGAGGAACTGGTTGTGCGGGCGCAGGTCGAATCGCTCGCCGACGACGACGTCCGGCTTGTAGCACCAGATGGCGCCCTTGAGGCTGAACGCCGTGTCGGTGTGGTCCGGGCAGATGAACTGGTCGTACTCGACGATCTCGACGTCGTCGCCTTCGACAGTCCCCAAAACCCAGCCTGTTGACACCCCCGGGTCGTAGGCGAAGATCCTGGTCACCAACCCACCACCAGGCACGAGACGATCGTGATGACCGGACTGAAGCTGATCCACAGCGGGATCTGCGCGTCCTCGCGCTGGGTCGCCGCGAAGAAACCCAGGAGGAGAGCAAGACCGAAGGAGACCAGCCCCACGAGGTAGAACTGCTGGAGCGTCATCAGCCCCTCACCGCCACGATCAGTCCGAACACGACGAGGAGCACCGACATGCAGGCGACGAACCGGAACCACCACTTGGAGAAGCCCTCCGCGTGGCCGTCCTCGGCGAACATGTATCCGGCGCTGAAGAAGAGCATCGGCAGGGTCAGGAGCCAGTAGCCGAACCAGCCTCCGGCGCTCATGCCTCGATCACCACCGCGTCCTCGCCGCGCAGGTCGCCCGGCTCGGCCTTGCGCCAGCGCCCGGAGCCCTTGGCGTGCGAGGCGACAGCCCGGCACATGCTCACCTTGGCAGGGTCGCAGCCCTCCTTGCCCCGGTGCCACGCCAGGACGGGGATGTCGCCGTATCCGAACCACACCCGGGTCAGGGCCCGCAGCATGGCCGCCAAGCCACAGGCCCGGGAGCGCCGGACCCGCTCCGGATCGGCCCGGGGATCGAAGGGGGCGGGGGACCAGATGACGTCGAACTCGTTGACGCCGCCCCACAGCGCCTGGCCACCGACGTTGTCGATGATGTGCACGCCGTTGGGGTGCATCTCGATGCGGATCGCAACCTTACTGCCGCGGCTCACGGGTTGTTCCTCCTCTCCGTGTCGACGACGATGCGGGCGCACCAGGCCAGGGCCATGGCCGCCACCTGGACGAGCTCCTCGCGAAGCGGGGCCGCATGGCCGACGGGGGTGTTGGCGTCGGGGGTCAGGGCGCGGGCGACCTCGCCGACCTCCTCGGCCAGGATCACGAACTTCATCTGTTCGCTCACCTCGGGGTTGAAGGGGGTGCGGCCGTGGTGCTTGTCGTAGGCGCGCTGGTACTCGGCGACGACCTCGTTCTCCAGGACGCGACGTGCCCGCCCCCGACGCCGCCTCAGGCCGTGCAGGGAGGAGCCGTCAGTCTTCTCGTCGAGGTAGGCGACCCACAGGGCGGCGCGGGCGGCGATGGCGGACAGGGTGAAGCGCTTGGCCCCGCTGCTCCAGGCGGCCGAGGTCAGGAACATGATCTCGGCCAGGTAGTTGTAGGGGTTGACGGTGTTGCAGCCCACGTAGTCGATCTCGTCGACGGCGCGGGCGACGGCCGGGTCGATGTCACTCATCGGTGCTCTCCTTCTTGTTGTTCTCGGCCTCGACCTGTGCGGCCAGGCGGCGGACGGTGTCGGCGAGCTCGGCGCGCTCCTTGTCGAGGTACTTCAGGTCGCGCCGAGCGCGCAGGAGCCGGAGCTCGGTGTCGTCGGGCCAGGGAATGGAGGCCTCCACATACTCGTGGCTGTCGACGTTATCCGGGTCGACGCAGGTGTTGTAGTACAGCCGCCCGCCCCGGGTGAACAGCATGCCCGCCAGAGCGGTCACGTACCTGGTGTCGACACCGGCGTCCTTCAGGACGATCTTGGCATCGCGGATGAAAGAGTACGGAGCGCAGTCGGAGGTCCTGATGTTGGCGTCGTCGCCGTCGTGGAGACGGATCTTGCGCTCCAGGTACCACAGCGCCTTGGACAGGTCGTCGAGGGGGTCGGCTCCCTTCTTGCGCCCGGCTCGGCAGATGTACTTGACGACGTTGCCGGACAGGAAGTCCAGGTGCTCGGTGATCTCGATGACCTCGCGGTCGCCGAGCTTGTAGTGGGGCGGGTGGTTGATCATGTCGTCGGACATGCTCTCTTCCTCTCTTGTCATTCCTTGTGGTACCGCTGGCAGGTGTAACCGGCGGCTTTGATCACGAGATCGTCGTCGGCCCAGGCGGGCGGACGGCACATGATCTCGGACACTTCGGCGACGAGCGCTTCCTCGACGAGGAAGCGCTTGTCCTCGGGGATCTCGCAGACAACCTCGTCGTGGATGTGGGTGACGACGGGCCACCCGGCCTCTTCCAGGTTCCGTAGTGCTTGGACGAGGATGTCGCGTGCGACGGCCTGCACGATGTTCTCGGTGATGATGCCCCCGTGCAGCGGCTTGTAGGGGACCCGGGCCCTGTCGCCCCCCGTGTTGAGGACGTGGGGCACAAGGCGGGCCGGGCCCAGGGGGGTGCCGTCGACGTCGAGGGGCTGCTTCCAGCGTCGGGTGAGGCCGCGGTAGACGATGGGCCTCTTGGAGGGCAGCCACACGTAGCGGTCCTGCCCCTTGACCTCGATGCTGACCAGGCCGGTGTCGACGCCCCCTCCGGTGCTCAGGAGACGCTCCAGCTGCGCCCAGAAGCGACGGATGGCGGGTGACTTGTCGCGCCAATTGTTAATGATTGACTGCAATTCTTTGCGAAGAATATCCTCCGGGGTGCCTTTCGGCATGATATTCCGGCCGCCCATTTTGAGCGCCGCGCCAACGCCCCCTTTATAGCCGCAGCTAAGCGTCATCACCTTACCATGCTGCCGATCGAAGCCCCTTTCAGGCCCTCCAAGTTTAGCAGCAGTGGCGACATAAATGTCCTCATCGTTGTTGAATGCGTCGATCATCCACTGCTCACCGGCCAACCACGCCAGCACGCGGGGCTCGATCGACGAGTAGTCGCACACGACGAACGGCCCCATGAGCAACGGGCGGATCAGCTTCTTCAGCTCCGGGGAGGGAACCGAACCGCCCTCCAACAGCCGCCCCACCGCGGCCTCCTCGGCCTGCGTGTCGTAACCGCCGCCCGCGGCCTTGAAGCCGTCGCGGGCAAGGTTTTGGAACTGGATGAGCCGACCGGCGAAACGGCCCGTCGACGCGCCGAAGTACTGCATCGTGCCCCGCAGGCGCCCGTCGTCGTTCGTGGCCCGGATGGCGGCGGTGAACTTGGCCGCGGCCGACACCGCGCACTCCTGACGCAGCGTGAGCACCCGGCGGACGTCGTCGGGCAGATCCCCCTCCAACAGCTCCTTGACCGTGTCCTTGCGCAGGTCCTCCGTGTCGACACCCCGGCTCTTCAGCCACGCCCTCAGCTGGGCCACCGAGTTGCCGTTGTCGACACCGGCGATCTTCTCGATCTCCTTCAGCGCCTCGGCCCGGTTGTCCTTGAAGCAGCGCTCAGCGGCTCTCGCCAGCGCGACGTCGACACGGACCCCCCGGTCGTTGATCCGCTGGTCCACCTCGTACACCTTGCGCTCGCCACGGGGGAAACCCCGTCCGAGCATTTTGGCAGCCTGGCGCATGGTCTCCACGTCCTGGTCGCAGTAGGCGCCGAACGCGGCCCAGTCGTCGGGTTTCTCCTCCTTCGTCACCCGTTCGCCCTTGCGGTTCGGCTTGGAGAACAGGTTGATGAGCCGGGTTCCGGCCTCGTCCTTCTCCTCGGCGCCCAGTGCCAGGGCGAAGTCCTTCAGCGAGGCGGGCAGCCCCCACGTGCGGGCCAGGGCTGCGGTGTCGAAGAACTGCTCGGGCGGCAGGAACTTCCCCCGTCCTCGACTCTTGAGCCTCGACAGGTTGATGCGCTCGAAGGAGGCGTTGTGGGCGATCTTGAGGACCTTCCTGTCGAACAGGCCGGGGATCTTAAGGATCGCCTCGTGGCCCTCGGCTCGTTGGACAGGGCCATCATTGAGAGCCCAGGAGCACATGAGGATCCGCCAGTCCGGGTGCTCCGTATACTTATACACTCCGGCTTTTGCCAAGTCGACGGGCGAGTAGGTTTCGATGTCGATCCACAGGACGTCCTGCGTCATCCACGGCGCCCCGCCCGTCTCCGAGGCGCTCACCGTCCAACGGCCCTGGAGGACGAGCGGCCAGATCTCGTCGAAGCCGCCATCAGCGGGTGCCGTCCACGGGCCCTCGACGCCGAACAGGCCGATGGTCGGACGCCGTGGGTCCAGGGGCCAATCGGGTCCGGCCAGGTCGATCGACTTGCCCATAGCGGCCTTGATGTCGCACAGCACCCCCCGCTGATGGGCGGTCAGGTCATGGGGATCGGGCACCAGGAACACGGGCTTGACGGCCCAGAAGTCACTCACCGTCGGCCCCCTGCCCCTGCTGACCGCGGTGCGCCGTCTTGCCGACCTTACGACGCACCTCCGCCTTGGGGCGCAGAGCGATGTTGTCCGGCCCCCAGGGCTTGTTGTCGTCGGGGCGGGTGAAGTTGAAGTGCTTCAGCTGATCCTCGGGCGGGAGATTCATGTTGTCCAGAATCCACTGGGCCCCCTCACCCGCGGAATCCCAGGTGCATCCGTAGTCGCGGATCCAGTTGCCCACTCGCTGCGACAGGAGTGCCCGCAGCGAGCGACTGACGTTCTGCCGAGCCTTCCTGCGCTTGACGCGGCCGCTGTCGCACCCGCAGGCAGGGGCTTCGAGCAGACCCGAGGTGGAGGCCTGGCTGTGTCGCCCACAGAAGACACAATAGATGTTGAACACGGCGCCGTTCTTGACGGTCCAACCGACGGGGTCGAGGCTCGCCAGGCGCCAGTCGCCGAAAGTGTGGGCGAGCAGCGCCCCCAGGAGGGGATGCGGTGAGTAGATGGTTCGGGTTGTCATGGTTCTCTCTTCTCGGTTGATGCTTATGCGTTGGCGGTGGCCCGGGCGGTGTAGATTACCTCGCGGTCGCCCGGACGCTCGGGGTTGGGCAGGACGTCTCGCAGGGTCCCCTTCTTCTGACAGTGCATGAGGACCCGGGTGAGCGCCTCGGGGCCGTCGAACTTGTTCTGGAACTTGGTGACCAGGGCGGCGTACGACACATGGTGGCCGGGCTGGGAGGCGACCCACTGCTCGACGTCGGACACCATTCGGCTGAACCCGTTGGAGTCGACCTGGTTGACCAGGGCTTCAGCGCACCGGGCCCACGTCCCGGCCAGGTCGATGGCCTTGACGACATGCCTCAGTTCGATGGTGTCCTTCATCTCCGTCATGGCCAGCAGAGCCGCCACCCGCAGGGCGGAGAACGACAGCCGCTCGCAGGTGGGGAACAGGGCCACGGCGTTGAGCGGGTGGTTGGCGGCCAGGAACGTGACGTCGTAGGCGAAGCACTTCCAGCGCTCCAGAGCGTCCTCATTGCACTTGAGGGGCACGCGCAGGTCGTCGAACGGGCCCGACACCGGCACGGCGGCCTGGAAGCCCTTGTCCCAGTGCTTGACCACGGAGGTCAGGTGGTGGATGAGCATGTCGCGCACCTGGTCGACACGGGCCCGCTCCCCCGTGCGCCACGCGACGTCGTTCGCCCCCGGTTCGAAGCCCTCGCGGGAGTCGACGACGACCAGGCACCGGGGCACGAAGCCGGAGATGATGCGCTCCATGGTCAGGTAGCGGGCGGTGAGGTCGAAGATGCCGGTGCCGTAGAACGACATCTGGTGGTCGACACCGCCCTTTCTGGCCAGGCCCCCGGTCTTGCGCAGGATGGCGGGGACCCTGCCGTCGTAGATCTTGGTGAGCATGGGGATGAAGGAGGCCATGTAGGAGCCCTTGCGGGAGGCCGCGGCGAAGGTGTCCTGGACCTCGTCGACGCTGAGCAGCGTGGACAGGCGGGGCAGGTCGCCCAGCCACTCCTGAAGGGCCTCGGCGGTGGCGTCCTCGGGGGCCTCGTAGCCGCTGCTGTCGACACCGGCCTTCTCGGCCACATCGCTGAGCACCCCGCGGGCCAGGCGCAGGGCGGTGCTCTTGCGTGACTGGGTGGTGCGCCCCAGGACCAGCCAGTACAGATTGAGGCCCATGTCGGTGAAGGTGAGCGGCAGCTTGGCGTAGCGCGACAGGAGGGCGGAGAGCATGGCCAGGCCGCCCGCCACGGAGAACTCCCATGGGGCCTGCGGGCTCTTGTGTCCGACCCAGGAGGTGAAGGCGTCGATGAACGTGTCGTTGATGGGCTGCTCCTCGGGGTGGAGGAACTGCACGCGCGTCCAGTACAGGCCGTTGGCGTCGGCGTCGAGCACGGATGGCAGGCGGTCGACGAGCGCTTCGGGTGAGGATTCGTCGCCGAACCGGTTGACGCCCTCCAGGGGGGTGAGGCCGAGGACGCGCAGGATGTCGGCGTCGTCGTCCATGATGAAGTCCTCGCCGTCGTGGTACTGCCTCCACCTTGCGGCGTCGCGCTGAACCTGCACCCACAGGTCGATGTCGGGGCGGTTGTCGCGCCGGTACTTGTTGCAGGCGGCCTCGTGCAGGACGAGGTAGCAGGAGCGCGCGTCGAACCCGGCCTCCATGAGTATGCATTGGAGGTGGTACATGCGGGCGGACCAGTCGTCGCCGATCTCAGGGCGGATCATGAACAGATCGTTGGCGACGGAGTTGTTGACGAGGGCCAGGAGGCGGTAGATCTCGTTGGGGTCCTGCTCCTGAGGGACCTTGGAGTCGAGCTCCTCCTGGGACAGTGGTTCGGCCGGGGGGTAGTGGGCGGCGAACTCGGCGACGGTGACGGCCTCGCCCTCGCGCTGGATCTCGACCAGGTCGACACCTCCCGCCCCTCTTCTCCTGACGGTCTCCTCGGAGTACTGGGTGACGCGGAAGGGGGCGCCGTATTCTGGCTTGGTGTTGTAGGACCAGGGGACGCGCAGCATCTTGGCCAGGGGCCAGCCGCGGTCCATGCCGTCGGCGGCATGAGCGTTGTACAGGCCGTGCGACAGGTCCTCCATGTCGTTGTTCGACAGGTTCTCGGCGTCGAGGAACCGCCAGTAGCCGTGCCAGTGCCCTGGACTGGTGCGCACGAACGTGGTGGGGAGGATGGCGAGCTTGGAGGGGTCCATGTCGTCGCCGTCGCAGTAGACGACCTCACAGCGCAGCACGTTGGCCTTGGTGGCGTGGCGGGGGTCGGACAGGGAGGGCGGCTGGGTGAACGTCATGGGCTTGAAGTAGACGTCGCCACTGCCGTGGGCTTCGACATAGCGTCCCATGGCGGCCTTCTCGTCGGGCCAGGAGAACCACTTGAAGACGGTGAGGCGCCCGAAGGGGTCCTTGGTGATGATGGGCACCCAGCCGGGCGTGTCGGGCAGCACCTCTTCGAAGAAGGCCATGTCTCTCTTTCTCTTCCTATTTTCCGTCTCTTCCGCGGGGACGACGGGGCCCCGACGCCGTCAGTCTAGCGGCGCCGGGGCCCGGCCCTCAGTCGAAGGTCTTGTCAGTGGCGCTCACCAGGTGAACGACGTGGACGGGGTCGGTGCCCTCGACACCGGCGAAACGGGCGCTCTCGTCGTAGCGCCCCTCCCACCACTTCTCGTGGCCACCCCTGGCGCGGCTGTCGTAGACGTCGAGGGTGCCGACCTCGTCGACGCGGTCGTAGCCGCTCTCGTAGCCCCGGACGACGACGATGGTGTCGCCGCCCTCCTCATCGCGCATCTGCGTCAGCTTCTCGATGAGTTCGTCGAGGGTCATCTGCGATTCACTCCTGCTCGATGGTCGTGTTTTGGGCCCAGGCCTCGGTTCTCAGACTGAAGTTCAGGACCTCCTGCTCCAGCCATCGGATCAGGTCGTCGGGGTCGATGTACTTCAGCCGGAACAGCATCCCGAACACTCCGGCCACCGTCGCGACCCGGACCCTGCGTCGGCCCTGGTCCGTCTTCACGACGCGAAGCCTAGTGGCCCTGGAGGCGGGGCTGTTCATGAGGTTCAGGGCGTTGCAGAAGCCGAGGATGTCTCCGAGGTCCTTGACTACGAACCAGAGGGATCCGTCCTCTTCCACCACCACCCGAACCGGCTCGTCCTCGTAGTGCAGCGTGATCAGTGCTGACTTGGTCATGTTGTCTCTCTTTCTCTTGGTTGGGTTCTAGTTCAAGCCCGGGTGCACTTCGTGCAGGACCCACTTCAGGAGCTTGCGGCCGAAGGGCTTGCGGGTTCTCGCGGCGAACACGATGAGCCCGATGTCGGAGATGATGGTGCTCTCGTGCCGCCCTCCTCCGGTTTCCACATCCAGGAACTTCTTGTCTTCGACGGGAACCGTACGGGCCATGGCGAAGCCTGAGGGGAAGCCCAGGGCCCTGGCGAGGTCGGAGGCGACGAACCAGAAGCGGTTGTCGTCGAGGTAGGTGCGGATGGTGTGTCCTTCGTAGTGCAGGTTTCGGGCTCGATCCATCACTTCTCCTCCTTGTTCTTCTTGGCTTCCTTCTTCGGCGGGAAGCCGCCCGCGTAGCTCTCACTCCAGGCGCGGTCGAAGATCGGACGGTCGGCCTCGGTGTAGACGCAGACCTCGCGGACCTGACCGGAAGGGGTCTCGTCGAAGCGCTTACCGGGCTCGACACCCCGCACGGCCTTATAGGCCTTCTTGACGTACTTGCCGAAGGTGGGACCGTAGCTCTTGATGTCGTCGCTCGACACCCCCTGCTCGCGCATGTAGTCCTGGACGTAGAGGGGGCGGGCGCTCGCCTCGATCTCGGGTGTGTCGCCCATGGCGCGGGCCAGGACGATCCTGGCCTTGGTGTCCAGATAGTCGTCGTCAATGATGCCCCGGAACCTGCCGATGATGTCGGCCAGCCCCGCGGCCCTGATCAGGGCCGGGTCCTCGGCAACCGAAGACTGCGTCGCTCGCGGGTTGATGGCAACACCTTCGTTGAAGTACTTGTCGAGGGCGTCGGCCGCCTCGCACTGGTAGGTGCGCACGAGTTCGCGGGTGCGCTCGTTCTTGACGCGGCCGGTGTCGATGGTGGCCAGCCACATGGTGAACGTACGACGGTCGATGAAGACCATCTCGCGGGTCTTGCCATCGGCCGCAACCGCCTGCATCATACAGGTGGTTGCCCAGGACTGACGCTGGAGCCTCTGCGACTGTCCGTCGATATCCAGGCCGAGCGCCTCGCAGACGGGGCGCAGGGCGACGTAGGCGCCGTCGGCAGTGGTGTAGATGGTGGTGTCGTGGAACGGAATCTGTGTGAGTTCCTTCACGGGATCTCTCCTTCTTGGTTGGTCGCGGGGTCACTTCGAGTTACCCCATCGGGGCCAATGATATACATGCGACGGAGATTCTGCAAGTCCTGAAGAACCTACATCCCCCGCCCCTCCTCCCTCGCCCGCTCCCGGGCGTCCTTGCGCAGCTCGACATCCAGGACCTCGTCCAGCAGCCAGCGGTAGAAGCCCTCGGACCGCTCGGACCGGGACCGGAACGCCAGGCCGATCAGCGCCCGGGCCGACACCGCCCTGGCGTCGTGCACCCCCCGGCGCCCCTGCACCTTGAACCAGCGGACCTCGTTCTTGCTGAACCTGCGCAGCATGTTGGACGAGTCCCGGTACCCCAGAGCCACGGCCACGTCCGCGGCGACGAACCAGGCTCCGTCGTCGTCGACGAACGCCCGCAGCTCATTCTTCTCGTAGTAGAACAAAAGCATGGCTTCTCCTTCCCCAACACGGCCGGGGGCTCCGCCATACGACAGAACCCCCGGCCGGTCATCACGGGATCAGAACGGAGTGGTCGAGCTGTCGACCGGCTCGTACTCCACCTCGTCCACCTGACCCCGAGGGCTGCCCATCAGCGGGGTGCCGTCGGGGTTGAACATCGGCTGCCCCGTCTCACGGTCCACGCGCTGACGCGGCGGGGCCACCGACGTCTTGATCGTGCACTTGCGACGCAGCATCAGCGCGAACAGGCGGTCGACAGTCGTCTTCAGCCCAACCGCGTTGAGCATGGGCGCCCGCTCGCGCGGGTCCTCGCGCCACAGGTCCACAGCCTCCAGCATCCGCCGGAAACCGGGGTTGAGGACCCGCGTGGTCCGCCCCTGCTCCGTGCGCTTGAAGTAGAGGACCGTGTACCCCAGCACGACGACACCGTGGTCGGGGTCGTTGGCGTCGTCGATGGCGTACGTGAGGACGGCCATCGGCAGACCCTTGGACGACAGTCGGCACTCCGTCCTGGTGACGACGGCGTTGTGGAAGCCGGGCTCGGGGGCGCGGAACGAGAACTCCTCCGCGACCTCCACCTGGGACAGGTCGAGGCCGTCCAGGGCGGTGAGGTCCGCGCCGGACGTACCGGCGGCGGTGGCGGGGAAGGCGGCGAAGGGGTCGTTGTTGGTGGTCATGCGGTCTCCTCGGGGTTGACGGTGTCGGTGTTGTGAGCGAGCGACCAGATCTGAGACATGGTCGGGTTGATCAGGTGGTCGGGGAAGGAGCGGGTGCGCCGCTTCGTGATGGCACCGGGCATGAAGAAGGTGGCGCCCATGACGGGCCGTCCCTCTTCCTGCTTGGTCCTCATGTAGACGACGAAGTCGAACTTCGAGGGCATGTGCTTGCCCGACTGGTTGCCCTTGAAGGCGGGGCCGACCTGCGTCTCCCCCGTGACCGAGTTGACCATGCGGTCCACGTGGGTGACGACGATCAGGTTGACGCCGTCGACACGGCGGAAGGCGTCGACGAGGGTCACCACGTTGTCGTAGGCGTCGGTCCACGGAACGTAGTTGTTGCCGGGGTTGGCGGTCTTGGCCTCGCGGACGATGAGCTCCTGGAGGGCGTCGACGGTGTCGAGCACGACGGTGCGGTAGGGGAACGCCCCGGCCTGCATGGCGGGTCGGACGACCTGGTAGATGAACTTGTTCGTCTCGGCCCAGGTGTCCAGGTGGACGATCGTCAGATTGTCCAGGTCGCCCCAGTCGCGCAGGGGGAGGGTGCCCCTCTCGAAGTCGAGGTAGAGCACGGGGCTCATCTCCTCGACCTTGGAGGCGGTGGCGGCCAGTGAGGTCTTCGCCGTTCCGGCCCCTCCGTACATGAGTAGCGAGATATCCTTGAGCTCCTGCGGGTCCTCCGCCTTGAAGCCCGCAGCGGCGAGCATCTTATCGAAAGCCGACGTCGACATCAGGCCGCCTCCCCTCCATTGTCGTCCGAAGCCTCATCGAGCGGAAACAAGGCCAGCTGCTTCCAGCCCGGCAGCGTCAGGGTGTCGACCAGCTCGGCGCCCTCGACGCCGCGCAGGCGCCACAGGGCCACCAGGCGCTCCAGGTCCTCTCCGGTGCGCAGGTCGACGACCTCGCCCCGACTGGACAGGGTGCACTCGATGCGGTCGCTCCTGTGCATGACGGCGGGGCGGCTCAACGTGAGGACGAGCGGCTCGGTGTCGACGTTGAGCTCATTGGTGATGGTCCACATCGTGGTGCTGTCTCCGCACAGGAGCCGCGTCTCTTCGCCGTCGCTGACGACCAGACCGGGCATGCGCTCGGCTCGCTTCAGCACCCGGTCGATGCTCCTGGTGCGGATGGATGAGCCCCTCATCGCGCCTCCCTTTCGATCCACTTGAGGACCTCGTCGTGGTAGCCCACGTAGGCCCGCGTCCAGCCCATCGACTCGCTCCACTCGAAGATGGCGACGGTGCCGTTGTGCCCGGCGACCAGTGCCAACTGACGCCCGTCCTTGGTGTACACCGC